TAATACTCTATTTTGGAGTTCTAAATCAAAGTCTTTTTCTGATCTTAACATATCACAAATACATCTTTCGGCATTATATACTTTAACAGGATTTCCCAATGGACTAGTCACTTTGATAATGCCTATTTCGTAATATTTTTCTGAAACATAATGAATATTATAATGTCCCCTAACTTTTTTATTTCTTGGCACAGTTATATCAATTACAGATGGTGTCTTATTTGTAAGATTTAAAATATGTAGTGCTGTATTATAGGAAAATATTGCACTTGGATATTTTTTTTGTAAAATATAATATTCATCTTTAAAAATCTTTGTACTCATGTATAAACCATGACTAACTTTTTCTATAATTCCTTTATCAATATAAAATTGAATTTGTGATTTATAAATATTAAGTTCTACTAATTCAGCAGTAGTAATATAACCATTGTTTTTTTCTAAAAATTTTATTAATTTTTTTTCATTTTTCATAAAATCACCCATTTACTTTTGTACATACATTATATCATTTTGCCGAACAAAAGTAAATACAGCTCCCCTTAAATTATCGAAAATTATTTTTTTAATTTTAATGGATTAATACTTGAATAATTAAGTTATATTTTATTTTTGAAAATTCTTCAAATCCTTCATCTGTTATATCTTTTTTTCCCTTTATCATAATGATTCTCATAAATTAGTTACTTCAAAACTATTTTTTCTTCTATAATATTTGTCAATCGTCTTTGCAGTCACTTCTCATTTTGTTTTACTCCTTTCCAACTCTACAATCACCTCTTGATATAATCTTAAAAGTTCATGATAAGTTTGATGCAATCCTGCGCGATCGTCCAACAAAATATTATAGTAAACTTTTCTTCCCTTGAATGGTATAAAAGGAGCATCATCATTAATAGAATCATATGGTAAATCTTCCTGTTCTAATATTTCTTTAATCTCATCATACCGATCAGATTCAGAAGAAGTAAATATGATAAAGTAAGCGTAATCTCGATACTTTCGGATTAAGTCTTTTACCATTTCATATGATGCATTTTTATGATGATAATCAAACACTGTGCTGTCCAAATCATAAGCAATAATTAATCGATTATGTAGTTCAAACTCTTCTTTTAATCGACAATACGATTTCTCTGTATCTAAATATTCGTCTAACATAATATTCCTTCTTTCTTTGTATTTATTTATTGACTCTTTTCTTCCTTTTCTGTTTTCTTGAAAAGAAATAATCATTTTTTGTCCATCGATAAAGAATTCTACATGTAGAATAAATCACACTATATGAGTATAAATCTTTTAATACATCTTCTCTTGTTGAGAAATAATCTGATTTTACAATAAAACGATTCTTCAAACTCAATAGCTTTAATATTTTTAAATCGCGATATTTTACAACATCATGTCTTGAAGTTACTTCCGAACAGTTAAATAACTTACAAGCTAAATTTTTCGTAGGACAACCGTTTTTTGTCTGGTACATACAATATTTACAACATCCATTACATGCCTTACTTTTTGTTTCTCTTTGCACATAACATTTATGATTTTTAAATCCACAAATGTTTTTTCCTTTTTCATCAATCATTTCACATGACTTATCATATACATATTGAATTCTATCTTTTCTTTTTTTAATATTTAATGCTTCTATGATATAGTTGATATTCGGATCATGAATATTACTATCAATGATAAAAAGCGTATTGCGATAAAACATACGTTTATACAAAGTAATTCTTCTTAAAAACTTTTTATATTCACTATCATTATGTATCTCTATTCTTTCCTTTCTCATAACACACCACCAACATTCCTTTATCTTTTCTCTTTTGTTAAAGCTTGCGCATAATCTTCCATTACTGCTTGCTATTATAAAGTGAATATTGTCATGTGTAAAATACTTATTTTTTATATTTGTTATATTATTTTGTTATGATAAAATAAATGTAGGTGGTTATAATGAATATAAATTTTGAATATTATAAGATTTTCTATGTAATTGCGAAAAATAAAAACATTACAAAAGCAGCAAGAGAATTAAGAATCAGTCAACCTGCAATCAGTAGAATGTTAAAAACGATGGAAGAACAATTGAATACAAAATTATTTATCCGAAAAACAAAAGGAGTTATGTTAACAAAAGAAGGAAATGAATTATATCAATTAATTTCAAGTCAAATTGATGGGATTATGAAAGCGGAAAAAGATTTCGCCAAAATTCTCAATCATCAAAGTTGGAAAATTTCTATTGATAAAAGTTACTTCAATTATTTAATTAAAAAAAGAAAACTTGATTTTCTCTTTCAAAATGATGTCTATTTTACTCAAAACAACGATTTTCAACTTTTAAATAAACAATTAACAAATAATTTGATTGATTTTGCTTTTATCTCAGAGCCTGCGCATGATCAGTTTCATCCAAGTCTCCATTTTAAGAAAATTCAACGATTACATTTTGTATTAATGACTAACAAAAAAAGTGACAATCAGTCCGATTTGCCACTTGTCATATATCATCATCCTAAATTTAAGAATATATATGAGAATTATTTTTCAGGTACGATCAGCAAAAAACGTCATATCATCGAAATAGATGACTACGAAAATATATTACCGTTAATTCAAGAAGGATATGCGAATGGAGTACTGATTCAAGAGTTTCTAAATCCACAAATACAAAAAAATAACAATTACTCATTTACCCCATTACCAGATATTTACTCTGTAAATATTGGTATCCTTTACAATATGAATAATGAATTGAAATTAAATGAAATATTTAAGCAGTTTTATTCATGAGAATGATCTCTCTTTTTTCTACTTCCATCAATGAAAAGTCTTCCTTACTTTCTCCAAATAGTCGTTCTATTTGAACAACACGATTATAAGTAAATGGATGAGTTAAATCTACTTCTACTTGATGGTCTTTATCATATTCTTTTTCACCCACATAATAAGGATCAAATAAAAACGCCAAATGATCATCCATCTTTGTAATTAAAACATAATGTTCGTTCTTCTGATAACAACGAGCTATGACACATCCATGATGGTTTAAACAACTCCTTATTTTTTCTTCTGTAACTTTTTCTTTTTCTAAATTCTCACATTTTATTTTTAATGAATGTTCTTCTGCGTACTTGGTAATCCATTGTGTAAGTTGTTTCATTGCTTTACGTGATGTTCCCATTTCACCTTTTATTCCATTCTTTCCGATTGCATCTAAAGTATATTGATAAATTGTCTTTAATACTTCTACTGGAATTTCTTGCCGTTGAAATAAAAAAAGAAAAGCATTTAATAAAGTTGTTGTTCCACAATCATACTCTGTAATTTGAAATGCTAATGGTATTTTCATTTTTCTCTTTCCCTTCTACTCTTTAATATCCTAATACTCCTTCTAATGTCTCATCATTTTCCACAAATTCTGATACATCAACAATTGTGTACTGATCTTTGGTATCACGTATAATTACTTGTTGGATTCCTGCATTGATAATCATTCTTTTACATAAAGCACAAGGTCTTGCCCCTTTTACATATTTTCCACTTGCATAATCAATTCCTACTAAAAATAGTGTGGCGCCAATCATATCTTTTCTTCTGGCACTAATAATCGCATTTTGTTCCGCATGAACACTACGACAGAGTTCATAACGTTCTCCTCTTGGAATCTTCAATTTCTCTCTTGTACAATAGTTTAAATCACAGCAATTTTTTCTACCACGTGGTGCGCCAACATATCCAGTTGAAACAATCTCATCATGATTGACGATAATTGCACCCCAGTTTCTTCTGATACAGGTTCCTCTTTCTGCTACTTTTTCAGCAATATCTAAATAATAATTCATTTTATCTCTTCTCATGGTTTCCTCCTAACTAAGCACGATTGATCTCTATTGGATGACTCATAATTTGAACAATCAAATCCATATTATCATCCTTTGCTGTTTTATTTCTTTTTATCATGCCACATTTTTCACACTGATAAACGATTTTATAAATCCCTTTTTTGCCAGGATCTATTGCTACTGGTCTTAGAATACCATGACATGAACAAGAACGATCTCCTGGAAAATGATCCACGTGTTTAGAACAAAGACAGTAAGGGCAATGATCTCTTGCCGTATATCCTAATTTGTTTACTTGATTTCCACACACTTCACAGATAAAATTTTCATCTTTCATTGTAAAACGTGATGATTCTTGTTGTTTTTCTTCTGACATGTTAGTTTGCCTTGTTCTCTCCATTGGATGTATTACCAATAATTTTTACAACACCAGATGTTTCAACTGTCTTCGTAGCTAGTTCTTTTAACTCCACATAAGCTTTATCCATTTTATCTTGTAGAGAAGCACTTGCTTTTCGTTCATTTTCCAATTCTTGTTGAAGAGATTGAATTTTATCCTCTTGACGATCAATTTTGTTTTGATAATCTCTCTTTAAAAGTTCGACTTCATACTGATGTTCTTTTTTCAATTCTGATTCTGTTTCTTTTTTTCCACGTTGATATTCTTTTTCTAAAGTATCTGGAATTTGACTTACTTTTTGTTCTAACTCTTTTATATAACCACTTTTTTCCTTAGCTTCATTCAAAAGACGATTTGCTTCTTCTTCCATAGCAGTTAATTTTTCTTGTCTTTGTTTCTTTTCATCTTCCCAATTATTATTGTTGATCTCTCTTTCTCTTTTTAACTTATAGTTATATTCCTCATTTTCTCGATCTCTTTCCATTTTCAAAAGTTTTGCCCTATTATCATATTCACGTTGTAACTCTTCTTGCTTTTTCTTATATTCTTCTTCCAATAGTTTAATTTTTTGTTCTAACTCTTCAGTGCGTTCTTTTTTCTTTTGTTCTAAATGATTCATAAAGTCTTTTCCCGCATTAGCAACTAAAGTTAAATGATTTAATTCACCCTCTACATCATATAATTCTTTTAGTTTTGCTTCCTCTGCTGCGATTGCTGTTTCCAAATCTTGAAATTTCTTCATTAATTCATCTGAAAATATATTTCGCGCAACATTTTCCTTTGAATTTGAAATTGCTTTCTCCACTTTCTTTTTCTGTTCTGTTTGAACTGGATCTGATTTTACTTTATTTGCATTTTTTTCTCTTTCCAGTGCCTGATTCAATGCTTCCAAAATTTCCGCCTTAGTATTCTTTAATGATATTTCTTCTTTTTTCATCTATAAAACCTCCATCTACCTTTATAGTACCATAGATTCTACATTTTGTCAGAGAAAATACGACATTTTTTAGAAGTTATTATTTGCAATCACACCAAAATATGTTATACTAACCACATGGTGATGTTATGAATGAAGTCATACTTGAAAAAGAAAAATTAAAACAAGTAATTCACGACTATGAAGATTACATCAACGATACAAAATTAGAATTAAAAAACATAAGAAAGCTTTATCCAGACCCTGATGTGGCAGAAGAAAAAGAAAAAAGGCTAAAGAAAAAGTTAGAGCGCTTAGAAGAAAACATCAATAAACCGTATTTCGCACGAATTGATTTTAAAAGTGATACAGGGGTAGAAGATATTTGTTATATAGGGAAAATAGGAGTGACAAACTATGATA